CGGTTCTGGTGTGCGTTCAGCAACCCGCGCCGCAACTCAGGGTACTTCTTTGAGTGTTTCAATTCAAAACGTGACTTCTGGGTCACGGAGAACATCGACGCGCGCGACGTCGAGGACACCGACAAGAGCGTCTACGAGCAGATCATCGCGGAGTACGGCGAGGACAGCCCGCAGGCGCGGATCGAGGTGTACGGTGAGTTCCCGGCGACAGGCGACGACCAGTTCATCCCGCCGCACCTGCCCGACGAGGCGGCCAAGCGCAAGCCTTATAAAGATCCGGACGCGCCCATCGTGATCGGCGTCGACCCGGCACGGTCGGGCGCCGACAGCACCGTGATCGTCGTGCGCCAAGGGCGCGACCTGCTGCACATCAAGCGGTACAGGGGCGACGACACCATGACGGTGGTCGGGCACGTGATCGACGCGATCGAGGAGTACAAGCCCACGCTCACGGTGCTGGACGAGGGTGGGCTCGGCTACGGCATACTTGACCGGCTGACGGAACAGCGGTATAAGGTGCGTGGGGTCAACTTTGGTTGGAAGTCGAAGAACCCGGTCATGTGGGGCAACAAGCGCGCCGAGCTTTGGGGCGCGATGCGGGAGTGGCTGAAGTCCGCGCACATACCGGCCGATCGGCAGCTCAAGATCGACCTCACCGGGCCGAAGGTCAAGCCCGACTCATCGGGAACGGTCTTCTTGGAGAGCAAGAAGGACATGAAAGCACGCGGGCTAGCCTCCCCTGACGCAGCAGACGCGCTGGCGTGTACGTTCGCGTTTCCGGTCGCCTCGCGGCAGTCGTCCGAGGCCCGCACAAGCGCTATCACTCGTTCATACAGTAGCCCCGACGCCGTCCGGTCGGGCTGGATGGGGTATTGATGGCCAAGAAATCAGTCAGTCTGTCGGTCGGGCGAGGCGAGAAGCTGCCAACGAGCCAAGGCGCGGGGCTGACCGCGAAGGGGCGGGCCAAGTACAACCGCGAGACAGGCAGCAACCTGAAGGCGCCCGCGCCCAGCCCCAAGACGGAGGCTGACGCCGCACGCAAGAAGTCGTTCTGCTCGCGTATGTCTGCGGTAGCAGCCAAGGCCAAGGACGGCGAACGCGCCAAAGCGGCGCTCAAACGGTGGAAGTGCTGACATGGCGACAAAACCTGGGCTTTACGCCAATATCAACGCAAAACGCGCCCGTATCGCAGCCGGCAGCGGCGAGAAGATGCGAAAACCGGGCGCCAGGGGCGCGCCAACGGCCAAAGACTTCAAAGAGTCGGCCAAAACAGCCAAAAAGAGGTAGCTATGCCGCTCGTTAAGTCGCCCAGCAAGGCTGCCTTCCGGAACAACATCAAAACCGAGATGGCGCACGGCAAATCGCAGCCCCAAGCGGTCGCGATCGCGTACAGCACACAGCGTAAGGCGCAATCGCAAGCCGCAGCAGCCAAACGAGGCAAAGGTAAGTAATGGCTTACGATGACAACGGTCTGTACGGGGCCGCGCAGGTAGCCGACGCGGACGCAGCGCCCCGCCGCGCCAAGCGCAACGTGGCAGAGATGCTGTCGGAGATGCGTAAGCGGCTGCGGATCGCGCTGGACGCCTATTCGGACAGCCGGCAAGACCAGTTGGACGACCTGCGGTTCTTTGCAGGCTCGCCCGACAACAACTTCCAATGGCCCGCTGACGTGCTGAAGACACGCGGCAGCGCCCAAGGCCAGACGATCAACGCGCGGCCCTGCCTGACGATCAACAAGCTCCCGCAGCACGTCCGGCAGGTCACAAACGACCAGCGGCAGAATCGGCCGTCCGGGAAGGTCATTCCGGTTGACGACAACGCAGACATCGAGGTCGCGGAGATTTTTGACGGTTTGGTGCGGCACATTGAGTACATCTCGGATGCGGATGTCGCTTACGACACCGCGTGCGAGTGCCAGGTGACGCAAGGCGAGGGCTACATTCGGCTTTTGACCGAGTACTGCGACGAGAAGAGCTTCGATCAGGACATCAAGATCGGGCGCCTTCGCAACCCGTTTTCGGTCTACATGGACCCAACGATTCAAGACCCGTGCGGCTCGGACGCCAAGTGGTGCTTCATCACGGAAGACATTCCGAAGGATGAGTACGAACGGATGTTCCCGAACGCAACGCCGATCACGTCCATCCAGTCAGAAGGTGTCGGTGACGGCAACCTGTCGGTCTGGATCAACGAGATGACGATCCGGATCGCGGAGTATTTCTACAAAGAACCCAAGGACACCACGCTCAACCTCTACCCGGACGGCACGCTCGCCTATCAGGGCGACCCGCAGGACAAGCAGATGCGTCAGATGGGCCTGCGGCCCACCCGGCAGCGGAAAGTGACGATCGAAACCGTCAAATGGCTAAAAACCAACGGTTTTGAGGTGCTGGAAGAGCAGGAATGGCCGGGCAAGTGGATTCCGGTCGTTCGAGTGGTCGGAAACGAGTTCGAGATCGACGGCGAGGTGCAGATCTCGGGTCTGGTGCGTAACGCCAAGGACGCCCAACGGCTTTACAACTACTGGACGAGCCAAGAAGCCGAGATGCTGGCGCTGGCGCCCAAAGCGCCGTTTATCGGCTACGGCGGTCAGTTCGAGGGCTACGAAAACCAATGGAAGACGGCCAACATCAACAACTGGCCGTACCTCGAAGTCAACCCAGACGCCACAGACGGCATGGGCGCACCGTTGCCGCTGCCGCAGCGTTCGCCGCCTGTCATGGCCCAACCTGGCCTCATTCAGGCCAAACTTGGGGCGTCTGACGACCTCAAGGCGACCACAGGCCAGTACGACCCGAGTCTGGGCGCGACCTCGAACGAGCGGTCTGGCCGTGCGATCCTTGCGCGTCAGCAGCAGAGCAACACAGGCACCTATCACTACGTCGACAATCTGGCCCGCGCCGTGCGTCACATCACGCGGCAGATCATCGATCTGGTGCCGAAAATCTACGATACCCAGCGCATCGCGCGGATCATTGGTCTGGACGGCGAGTCCAACATGGTCAAGATCGACCCGACGCAGCCGGAAGCAGTGCGGCGGGTGGTGAACGAGCAGGGCATCGTTATCGACAAGATCTACAACCCCTCAGTCGGCAAGTACGACGTCAAGGTCACGACCGGCCCAAGCTACCTGACCAAGCGTCAGGAAGCGATGGACGCGATGGGGCAGATCCTGCAAGGCAACCCGCAGCTCTGGGCGGTCGCTGGCGACCTGTTCGTCAAGAACATGGACTGGCCAGGCGCGCAGGAGCTTGCCGAGCGGCTCAAGAAGACGATTGACCCGAAGCTCTTGCAAGACGAAGACGACCCGGCTTTGCAGATGGCCAACCAGCAGATCCAGGCGATGGGTCAAGAGCTTGACCAACTGCACGGGATGCTGAAGACTGTCAGCGAGTCGATGGAAGCGCAGAAACTGCGGATCGAAGAGTACAATGCCGAAACCAAGCGGATTCAAGCTGTCCAAGCGGGCATGACGCCCGAACAGGTGCAGGAGATCGTGGTGATTACGCTGCGTGATGTCATGGAGCAGTCGGTTCCGATGCCGCAGATGCCTGAAATGCAGCCTCCGATGGAGCAACTGCCGCTTGACATGGGGATGCCGCAATGACGTGCGAAGTGTTTATCGGTCAGATGTTCCTTGCTCGCGATGTCGCGCATTCGACGCATCTGGCGACGCGGTCATACGCCAAGCACGTTGCGTTGAACGAGTTCTACGACGGCATCATCGACCTCGCGGACAAGTTCGCAGAAACCTACCAAGGCAAGTACGGTCTGATCGGCGCCATCGCGCTGCAATCAGCCAAGCGAACCGGCAACATCGTGGACTTCTTGGAGGGGCAGGTCAAGGACATCGAAGAGATGCGGTACAAGGTGGTGAAGAAGGAAGACACGACCTTGCAAAACATCATCGATGAGATCCTCGCGCTCTACTTCACCACGCTCTACAAGCTCAAATTCCTTGCGTAAGGACATTACTATGGAATTGCTAAATCCTCTTGCTGACTCTAATTTTGCAGCCGCGTCAGCAGCTTACACAGGCACTGCGGGCAGCACGAGTGCGTGGCCTGCCGGCCCGCAGGGCGTGGTAATTTGGTGTACGACTGCCGCTTATGTAGCGGTAGGTGAGGGCGTGACCGCTACGTCCAATTCAACGCCAATCCCTGCAAACACCCCGATTCCATTTGTTGTGCCGCAAGGTACTGGCGCGCCGTGGCGCGTCAGTGCTATTCAAATTGCAAGCGGCGGCACGGTTTACGCCAAACCAATCAACATCCAATGAGCTTCGGCATACCTGTCCGCAACGGCCTCGGGCTGGGGCTGGGTACAGTCGCTACGCTTGCGACTGACTTTGCAGGCCCGAACCCCGGACCTCCGTGGGTTGTTCTCACCAGCACGGCTGTACCTTACACAGTCGATGAGGAGGTGCGGAACAGCGCAGGAACCAACTTTTATGTTGTAGAGACAGTGTTGACTAGCAACGGCACGTCATACAACCCCATTTGAGGTAAATCATGGCCGCATACGAGGTTTTGTTACTGAACACAGCAGTCCCGCAGATCCAAGCGGCACAGTCTGGCGACACCTATGTCGTCCCTCGGGACATTGCGTTCTCTGCTGCGCTCACGCTGTCGGCTGGCACTGCTAATGGTGTGCCGTACCTCAACGCCTCCAAAGTCCTGACCACTGGGTCTGCGCTGACGTTTGATGGGACGAGCCTTGGTGTTGGCTTTACTGCAAACTCTCGTGGTGGTGTGGTTATGACGACCACAAACAACAGCGGGGCAAGTGAGCAAGGTGGCTATGCAGTCACCAACGGAAACGGCACAGGACTGTTCGCGGGTGTAAACGGAGCAAGTTACAGCACTGGCGGTATTGGTAACGCGAACAACGCAGTTCTTTACACCATTGGCAATACTGATCTCGTGTTTGGTCGCAATACCTCCGAACAAATGCGCCTGACCAGCACAGGTCTGGGAATTGGGACGAGTTCGCCTCTTGCTTTACTTAACACTTACCAAGTTAGCGGGGGAGCAGATGCAAACATTTTGTTCCAGAATTTTTCAACCACTACCAGCACCGCAGTTGCTCTATACCTTAGTCCGACAAACGGTAGCTTGACTGCCGGCTCAATCCGCGCCGCGTTTATCAAAGGTATTAACGTAGGTGGTGGCGTAACTGCGCTTACATTCGGCACGAACTCAAGCGGGGCGGATCCAACGGAGAAGATGCGCCTCGACTCCTCCGGCAACCTCGGCTTGGGGGTTACTCCGAGTGCTTGGGTGGACGACAAGGCTTTGCAACTTCCGTGGGGATCAATATCGAGTGGTTATGAATATGGCCTGTCTTCAGTAGTCAATGCTTATCGCACGACATCCAATGTCTGGCTTTACCAAGTTAGCTCTGTGCAGGCCAGCAGATACAACCAAGCTGGGGGTGCTCACCAATGGTTCACCGCCCCCTCCGGCACAGCAGGCAACGCGATCACCTTCACCCAAGCAATGACGCTGGATGCTAGTGGGAATTTGGGGGTGGGGACTACAAGTCCTCAAAACGATTCAAACTACGGAGGGTTTACGCTCAACGGAACCAGCGGTTCAATCATCACGCTCCGCGCAGGAAATGCAAATTCTGGTCGCATCTACACAACTACTGTTGACCAAATAAACATTGATGCCAATGGAACGGCAAGTGGCACTATCCTTTTTAGAACTGGAACGGGCTCCACCGAACGCGCCCGTATCACCAGCGGTGGGGACTTTCAAACATCGTCTGGCGGCAGCGTCCAAGTCGGTGGCACGGCTGCCCGTGCGACAACGGCAGGAACAAACCGAGTTGACATCTTCGACGGCACGGCTCCTGTTGGCACTCTGGCAAACGGGGTATCCTTTTATTCAACCGCAGGTGAAGCAAGAGTTATGGATGCAGCCGGTAACGCCACGCTGCTATCTCCGCACGATACTGAAACGAACGAATGGATTTTCCATTCCAAGCACACCCCGACAGGAAAAGTCCTGCGGATTGATGT